AGGCCAAAGAAACCAATTCCCCTAAACCTATGATTACAGACTACATTGCAAAGTGTTTTCTGAAAATCTCTGAAGGTTTGTCACACAAAGCCAACTTTGTTCGTTACACTTATCGTGAAGAGATGGTGATGGATGCTGTAGAGAATTGTCTAAAGGCTATTGAGAACTACAACATTGATAAAGCCACACGTACAGGTAAACCCAATGCATTCGCATACTTCACTCAGATCGCATGGTACGCCTTCCTGAGACGCATTGAGAAGGAGAAGAAGCAACAAGACATTAAAATGAAATATCTCTCTGAGAGTGGTTTAGAATTAGTAGTTGCGGAAGAGATCGATAATAATCAGGCGTCTAGACAGACCCAAGCATTCGTTGACGAACTCAGAGAGCGTATTGATTTTGTAAAGGATAAGGACAAAGATATTAAAGACTACAGTAAGAAAGTTAAAAAGAAAAGAACCCGTCATGCTGACTCTGATCTTTCTGAATTCTTAACGGATTAATAATATGCAAATCGCAATCTTAAATGATACGCACTGCGGTGTAAGAAACAGTTCTGAAATTTTCATGGACTATCAAGAGAAATTCTATCGTGATGTTTTCTTTCCGTACCTAGAAGAACATGGTATTAAGAAGATCATACATCTAGGTGATTACTATGAAAACCGTACTTCAATTAATTTTAAAGCACTGTCGCACAATCGCCGAATATTTCTTGATGAGTTGCGTGTTCGTGGCATACACATGGATATTATTCCAGGTAATCACGATGTTTATTATAAAAACACCAATAACCTAAACGCTCTCAAAGAATTGCTAGGGCATTATATGTCAGAGGTTAGAATCATTGAGAAGCCAGAAGTGGTTGACTATGATGGTATGAAGTTCGCACATATACCTTGGATTAATTCTGAGAACGAAGAGAAGACGCGCTACTTTCTAAACACATGTAAGGCTGATGTGGTAGGCGCACACTTAGAATTAGATGGATTTGAGATGCAGAAAGGCGTGACATGTACCGGAGGTATGTCTGCTGATGCGTTTAGAAGATTTGATATGGTATTGTCAGGGCACTTTCACACCAAGAGTAATCAAGGCAACATCCATTATCTAGGCAGTCAGATGGAGTTTATGTGGTCAGATGTTAACGACCGAAAGTACTTTCATATTCTTGATACATCTACACGAGAGTTGACACCTGTTGAGAATCCTGTTACAATATTTGAAAAGATTCTGTACGATGATACAAAGCAACAGCAGGCGTTAAGAAACGTATCTGATCTTGATGAGAAGTTTGTGAAAGTCATTGTGATTAACAAAACCAAACCACAGGAGTTTGAGAAGTTCATTGATCGAATTAACATGAGAAAGATTCATGGATTACAAATCGCCGAGAACTTTCAAGACTTTGCGGGGGCTCAAGTTGATGATGATAAAATAAACCTTGACTCTACTGATGATTTGTTATATAATTATATCGATGCGGTAGATACTGGACTAGACAAAGACCGCATTAAAAACCAAGTTCGTGAACTAATGATTGAGGCACAGTCCCTAGAAATCGTATGATTATATTCCATTCACTAAAATATAAAAACTTTTTAAGCACCGGAGACCAGTTCACCGAGCTCGACTTAGAGAAAACCGCCACTTCTTTAGTGGTCGGTCAGAACGGTTCAGGGAAATCTACTATGCTGGACGCCCTTTCCTTTGCCCTTTTCGGGAAGGCGCATCGTAACATCAACAAGGTTCAGTTGATTAACAGCATCAATAATAAATCATCAGTTGTTGAAGTAGAGTTCTCGGTCTCCGGTGCACATTATCGCATTGTTCGTGGGCAGAAACCTGTGCGATTTGAAATCTACCGTGATGATGTCTTGATTAATCAGGATTCGCATAACAAAGAATACCAAAAGATTCTTGAACAGAACATCCTCAAGTTGAACCACAAAACTTTTCACCAGATCGTTGTGCTGGGGAGCAGCAGTTTTATTCCTTTTATGCAGCTCCCCGCACAACATCGCCGTGATGTTATTGAAGATCTCCTTGATATTAATGTGTTCTCTAAAATGAATCAAATTCTTAAAGAGAAGACTTCTATATTGAAAGAATCCATATCTGCTAACAGTCATGAAGTCCAGCTGGTACAGACTAGAATTGATTCACAGAAGAGACATCTCTGTGAACTAACAAAAATCTCTGAGTCTGCTAAACAAGACAAACTGAACTTGATTAGAGAAGAAGAAACAGAGTTGGCCCGCCTTAACACCCAAGTAATTAGTTGGGAAGATAATGTTCTATCCGACCTTCAAACCCGCCAGTCTGCATTGGACACTAAGATCAATGAGATGGGTAAGTATGTCTTTCAGTTTAATGCTAAACAGAAAGCATCGAACAAAGAGATTTTATTCTATGAAGACAACGAAGACTGCCCCACCTGTCAGCAAACCATCGAGTCCTCCTTCCGATTGGATAAGGTACAGAACGCCAAAAACAAGTGGGACGAACTTGAAGAAGCAAGACAACAGTGTGAACATCAAATAGGAAAGTTGACTAATGATAAACAAGATATTCAGTCCTCGATTGATTCAGAAATTGAAGAACGGAATAAAATCAACACCATCAAAGAAAAAATCACATGGACACAAAGACGAATTACTTCTTTACAGGGTGAGCTATCCGAACTCGAAACAGGTGTACATAGCCTGCAACAAGCACGAGATACTCTCTCAAGTCAAGAGAGTAAAAGAGAAGCTCTTATTGACGCAAAACTTGAACTCGCCGAGCAGCGAGAATACAACAACGTCATAACAGAACTCCTTAAAGATACTGGTATTAAAACCAAGATCATCAAGCAATACCTGCCGGTCATCAATCAGTTGACCAACCAGTATCTTCAGGTGCTTGATTTCTACGTTCACTTTGACTTAGACGAGTCTTTCAAAGAAACCATACGGTCACGTCATCGTGATGCGTTTTCTTATGACAGTTTCTCCGAGGGTGAAAAGCAACGCATCGACTTAGCACTTCTGTTTACTTGGAGGCAGGTTGCTAAGATGAAGAACAGTATCGCCACCAACCTACTGATTCTTGATGAGACTTTCGACAGTTCTCTCGATGCGGATGGAGTAGAGAATCTACTCAAGATTCTTGAAACTATTGATAACGACACGAATGTGTTCATCATCTCACATAAAGGTGAGTTGTTGGACAATAAGTTTGATCGCAAGATCGAATTCATCAAGCACAAGAATTTTTCTAAAGTCGCTTGACCTTTCACACCTAATGGTGTATAATGGTACTATATTAACAAAGGATTATATCATGGAACTATCTGAATCAACACTAGAAGTCTTAAAAAACTTCGCATCAATCAACTCAAACATCGTTTTCAACGAAGGTAATGTAGTAAAAACTGTATCCGAAGCAAAGAATGTTTTAAGTACTTCTACCTTAGACGTAGATTTTCCCCGCAAGTTTGGTATCTATGATCTCAATGAGTTTCTTAGTACCTTGTCTTTACTGGACACTCCTCGATTAAAGTTTGAAGATAACTTTGTTATCGTAAGTGATGGTAGTGGACGTTCACGTATTAAGTATCATTATTCTGATACTGATATCTTAACTTCACCTAGTAAAGATATTATCATGCCCGAAGCTGAAGTAACATTCACTTTAGAACGTGAAACGTTATTGAAAATCAAACGTGCTGCTTCTGTTCTAGGTCATACTGAAGTGTCAGTGTCAACATCTGGAAATGTGATGAATTTGTCTGTTATAGATAATAACGATAAAACTTCTAATGCTTTCTCAATTGATGTTGATGGTAAGTTTGAAGATTCTAATTTTAGTTTCGTGTTTAATATTTCGAATCTAAAAATGATTGATGGGGATTATGATGTTTCAATCTCATCTAAATTAATCTCACATTTTGTGAATAAATCTTCCGGTATTGAATACTGGGTTGCGCTTGAAAAAACTAGTACGTATGGAGCATAATTATGAGTGATAA